GTGAAACGATTTACGTTTTGGCATAGGAACGAGCGGCGCGACTTAACATCTGCTGAGTTCGAGGCAGCGGTGAATAAAGTCATTACCGCCGACACGGTCGCCGACGCCACACGCCAGCCATATATTACCGAGGAGGGCGCATTGAACCTCACGGCAGTCTGGGCTTGCGTGCGAATCCTCTCCGAGACGGTCGGAACGCTCCCTTTGCATCTCTATCGCCGTACCGAGCGAGGTCGCGAGAGGCAGTACGACCACCTCTGTCACCGACTCGTGCAGGCTCCCAACTCCTATTCCACGCGTTTCGATCTGATGCACCACCTGATGGTCTCGTGCGCTCTGTGGGGCAACGGCTATGCCCGCATCTATCGGGACAAACGCTATCGACCCATTCGTTTGAAATTGCTTCATCCAGCCCGCATCGAACCGATCTTGTCCGACAACGACGAACTCTTCTACCGAGCGGATACGGGCGAACTGCTCTCGAACGAAGACATCATCCACCTGCGCGGCCTTTCGACCAACGGCTACAAGGGCAAAAGTCCGATCGCCGTTCACCGCGACAATCTCGAACTCTCCGTTTCGGCGCAACTCTACGGCAAACGCTTCTTCGATCAGGGCGGCAATATGTCGGGCGTCTTCAAATATCCCACGACGCTCAAGCCCGAAGCCTACCAACGGCTCAAGAAAGACCTCATCGCTCAATCGGTCGGTTTGCACAATGCCCACGTTCCGCTGCTGCTGGAGGGCGGCATGACCTACGAGCGCATATCCATTCCGCCCGAAGATGCGCAGTTCATCGCTACGCGCAAATTCCAGAAAACGGAAATCGCCACTATCTACGGCATCCCGCCGCATATGATCGCCGACTTGGAGCGTGCTACGAACAACAACATCGAGCATCAGGGAATGGAGTTCGTGCAGTATTGCCTGATGCCGTACCTTGTCCGCATCGAGGGAGAGTTCAACCGCAAGCTGTTGCGCGATGATGAGTTCGAGGAGTACTATTTCCTCTTTGGTCTGAACGGTCTTTTGCGCGGCGATGCTAAAACTCGCTCGGAATACTACAAGAACATGAATTTCGTGGGGGCGATGTCGGCCAACGAGATCCGCTCGTTAGAAGATATGAACTCCTACGAGGGTGGCGACGAATATTTCGTACAGATGAATATGCAGCCGGTAACGACTGCCGTAAAACCTAAAACCGATGAAACAGAATAATGAAATAGAGATTCGGAGCCTTGTCAGCGATCTGCATATCGAAAGCCGCGAGGAGGAAACTGTCGGTCGGACGATCGTCGGCTATGCCGCGAAGTTCGAGAGTTGGAGCGATCCGATCATGGGGTGGTTCCGGGAGAAGATCGCGCGGGGAGCGTTCGACGGGTGCGACTTGTCTGACGTCATCATGTGCTTCAACCACAATACCGATTCGATCCTCGCCCGCACGACGAGCGGTACGCTGCGATTGGAAGTAGATGAAATCGGGCTCCGCTTCACGTTCGAGGCTCCGAATACGACATTGGGAAGCGATATGCTGGAGTTGATACGTCGGGGCGATGTCTCGAAATGCTCGTTCCGTTTTGGTGTCGCGCAGGATGAATGGCAGTATGCCGATGAGCCGAACGGTCTTGCGATGGACGAGCGAGCGATCCTAAAATTTTCGCGTGTGGTGGATGTGTCGCTCGTGGTCTTTCCAGCCTATCCCGAAACCGAAGCTTCGGTGCGACATCTCGAAGAACGAAAGGCAGGGTATTTGCGCGAACAAACACCGCAACAGGAAAAGAGCGAATATATTATCACTGAAAGTCTGTCGAGGAAGCGTTTGTTAGAGTGTATGCAATTAAAACTTCGGAAATAAAAAACCTCCTTGAGGGAGGCTATTTTATTTTGAAGAAACTCTATTGATGTAGTCTTTTATTCGTTCTGCTTGTGTAGTGCTTATTTTAGCGAATGAAATTTTTTGACGTAGTAAGTCTACACCATAGGTTTCAATAAATCTACCTATGGACATATTCAAAAACATGGAAGGCAGAGAAACAACTCCTTCTAAGTCCAGAATGATTTTGTTCTCACTTTTGATCTTTTCAGCAAGCATATCAAACAAAATTTCTCCGGCCTCCGGATAGGTTTTGTTTGCCATGATTGCTTGTAAATTAATCGAACACATGATTTTACATCCTTCAATTATAGTGCAAAGTTATCAATGATTTCCTCTTCATCAAAATGCGAGAGGGATAATTCGTAATATATTAACGTTCCGGGAAAGTAGAAACTATTTTCGTAAGCACGCATATTTTCTCGTTTAGCAAATAGACACCCATTACTTTTAGTCCTTAAATGTCGGAAAATATTTCATTCGGATGCAATAGTCGATTTTATGAATTTTTTTCTGAGAAAATTTGGTTCGTAACGAAGGAAAAACTATATTTGAATAACGAATAGAAAACATGTCTATTCGTTAAGCTGTTTGTCGATTCGAAAGTCCCATTTCAATCTTAATGACAGATAAACAGTCAAGGCCAGAATGCGCGGTCTTGACCGGTTTGTCATAACCATTGGGACGGTTCGAATCGACCGGTCGAGTCCCGCGCATATTTTTTGACATACCGAATCAAAAGATATGCCAATATGAAACGACCCGAATGTAAATGCGAAAGGCTGATTTACAATTTAAAAGCAGGCCCTAAATTACAATTTCTTTTCGAAAACCTCGTGATCGGTGAAGTTTATTTGTTTCACCGGACGGATTCGGATTGCCATCCGGGTTCTTCGTTGTGGGGTGTTTTCGATAAATGTATCGGAACAGGTATCTATCTTGAATCGAGCAGTTTCGATTTGTATCATTTCGAACTGTGGCATCCGCTTCCTCCAGATTTCCAATATTGCCGTTTGTCTACGCGCAGAGAGTTGCGCGATTATGTCGTGGCTTTGGTCGCATCTGAAATAAGGACGTTTTTTCAAAGATTACAACACGGTGCGTTATGAGCGGTTATTTTCTTTATCGGGCAGCTGTCGTCCGTTATATCGACAGGTTGTTCTACGAGGAAGGAAATCGACAGCGTTGCCATAGTCGTTGTCATAAGTTGTTGATCCGTCAGCTTTGCGGAATTGGGGATAATACGTATTGGAATTATCGGCATCTACCGGAGCCGATAGTTGCTGAATATGCCCTACGACCCGATATTAAAATGTTGTTGAGATTGCAAGTGCTGTTGGTTAAAGTTCTGCCGCCGGCTGCTGTGCAACAAGTTCTTGCGGAATTCTGTTTGCTCGTTGCAGATGTTATCCAAACGACCAAAAAAGAAAATACGCCGCTTTCGGCGTCGATTATCATCATGCGGATTCAATCCCGGGTGATTATGAAGCAGCCCCCGTCAGGGGAAGAGTGACGCAACTCGCTGTGGAAGAGAAGGGCCGATTTCGGCCCTTCTCTGTTTTTTCAACTGCGACAAAGTTCTCCTGATAAGGCGATGGTGTGGTTTAAGTTTGCTCCTGAACGAATCAATAACGGAGATTATGAGTAAATTGAAATCACTTAAAGAGACGCGTGCCGCGATCTTCACTCAGATCGATGAACTGCGCACTGCGACCGATGGCCGGGAGATGACCGCCGAGGAGCAGGAGCGGTGGAATACGCTGCTTGCAGAGTACGAGCATGCCGACCGCGCTGTCGAAGCCGAGGAGCGTTACGTCGATATCGAACGCCGTCAGGCAGAGCAGACCGTGGAACAGGAACGTTCCTCTGATGAGCAATGCTCTGCGATCACTGCACGGGCAGATCAGGAATACTGTGCGGCTTTCGCAGAGTATCTGCTGCGTGGAGCCACGGGCATCACTTCTGAAAATCGGGTATTGTTTGAGAAACGCGCCGGTATTTCAGGTCTGAATGGTGGGGTAATTGTCCCGAAAACACTCTCCGACAGTATTGAAGTAGCCTTGAAATCTTACGGCGGTATGTTCGAGGCGTCGAGTATCATCATGACCGATAAGGGCGGCGATCTGATGATGCCTACGGTCAACGATAGCGCTTCGAAGGCGACTGTAGTTGCCGAATATGCGCAGTCGACTAAGAAAGCTCCGTCGTTCGGAGCCGAAACCTTGAAAGCATACACTTACCGGACGCCTATCGTTCCTGTTTCCCAAGAACTTCTGCAGGACAGCAATTTCGCTTTGGAGCCGCTTATTAGCCAGCTGTTGTCGGAGAGTTTCGGGCGCGGTATGAACGAAGATCTCACCATCGGTAGTGGCACGAATAAACCCAAAGGGATATTGAATTGGGCGACAGCTTCGGATGCCGAGCCGGTTGCTGCCGCCCTCAAACTGGACGACCTCATTGATCTTGTGCGTTCCGTGGATTCGGCATACGCCCGTCACGGCCGCTTCATGCTGAATCGCAATACGTTGTTTTCGTTGATGAAAATCAAGGACGCCAATGGCCGTTATATCTGGCAGGATTCGGTCTCTGCTAATATACAGCCGACCTTGTTCGGTAAGAGTTATATCATGAACGAGGATATGCCCGATATCGGCGCAGGCAACGCATCTGTGTTATTCGGGGATTTCTCGAAGTTCAAGATTCGTCTGGTCAAGTCGTTCCGTGTGATCCGCTTGAACGAGCTGTTGGCCGAGTACCTTTCGATCGGACTGTTCGGCTTCGCTCGCGTGGACGGCATCCTGTTGGACGCCGGTACACATCCGGTTAAGAAACTGGTGCATAAGGCTTCGTAGTCTGTGTTGTATTTTTCCGGAAAATATAGAAATCGGACGGGGATTGCCGTTGTATATTTGCACCACGGCAACTCCCGATCCCGATCTGAAACGGGAACAATGAAAATTCTTGAGATACGGGAGCGGCCGATTACGCTGGAACTTGCCAAGCAACACTTGCGAGTAGGCAGCGCCACCCATGACGATACTTTGATCGCTGCGAAACTCGACATGGCCGTTGCCGTGGCGGAGGATATGACAGGCCGGATCATCCGGGAGAAGAAGGCGCAATTCGACGTGTCGATCCCCTTCGACGCTCCCATCGTCCGTCTGCCTGTCCCTACGACGCGTATCGAGCGGCTCTGCGTCTCTCGAACCCTCGTTCCCGAATCCGACTACACCCTCTTGGAGAACGACTACGACCCGATGCTGGTCGCCGAACCGCAGTACTGCGGCCAGACCGCGACGGTCACGGCGATCGTCGGCTACGATCGCGATAATATTCCTCCGGCGATCAAGGCTGCAATTCTGCTGATTTTGGGTACGCTCTACGACAACGAATCGGACAATCTGGTCGGTCGCACCGTCTCGGAGTTGTCTCTCACGGCCGAGAAGCTCCTGCTTCCATGGCGGGTAACCCCATACGGCGATGTTCGATAAACGAATAGAAATCCTCGAATACACTGAGGATCGGGACGATTACAATGATCTCACGAAGTCGCTCCGGCGCGTAGCCGTCTGTTATGCCCAGCGTACCGAGAACGGCGGTCGGGAGAACCTCTATGCCGGACGTATCGTCCACGAGAACGAGGTGGTCTATACGATCCGTTGGCAACCCGACCTGCGGCCCGATATGATCGTGCGCGACGAGGTATTTTTGCGTAAGATAACCTCGATCCACGAGGAGGGACGCTGCTGGCGGCTGCACCTCAAATGCCGGAAGAGCGATGCCGACGACTCTTCGGAGCAGAACGTTACCGTCATTCAAAATTCCGGTTACCGATGTTGACACTGAAAATCGAAGGCTATACCGAAGCTAAACGGATATTGGACGAGTTGCCGAACACGATGCAGAAACGGATGCTATCAGCAGCTCTTCGTGCCTCGGCCAAACCGATGCTGCAATCGGCACGGAGCAAGGTTCCCGTCCGCACGGGCAAGTTGAAGAAACAATTGCGCACGGTTCGCTACAAAGACCGCAACGCCTCGAAGTCGGAGGTGGCCATTGCCGTGAAGCCGGTCTTCGAGCGCACGAAGAAGAAAGGCTCCGTGAACGAATACTACGGCAAGTTCATCCACGAGGGAACTGCCGACCCGCGTACCTCGAAAAAGGGCAAGCTGTTGGTCTTCGACGATGCGCAGGGTAGAAAGGTCTTCGTCCGCAGTACCAAGGGCATCAAGCCGACGCCCTATTTGGAGCAAGCCTATTCGGAAAACTCTGAGCGTACGGTGGCGATCTTCGGCGATGAGTTGGCTGCGGCGGTCGAAAAGTTCGTGAATAAAAACTTCAAACCGGTCTCGAAATGACGGATTTCAAGAAGCAGCTGATCTCGCTTTTGGAGCGCGAGATTCCCGAATTGGCGGATAAGATTCAAGCCGGTGCGGTCGATGCCCGGACGCCAACGCCGTTCGCTGCGTTCTCCGTGCCGGAGGAAACGCCTGTAAGGACGCTGCACGGCATCGCTGGCTACCGGACGATGTTCGAGGTTGCGGTTTACGACGGCAGGTTCGGCGAAGCGGAACGGCTCAAACACCGGATAATCGCCGCGTTGGAGGGTGCGGAGTTCGACAGCAAACGATGCCGTTTCAAATCATCCTCGACAGAGCATTATGCCGATTACGATCTGCATAGCGTGACGCTCTCGTTCCGCATCGTCTGATCCTAAAAATAGGTGTCGACAGCGAATGCGAATTGTTCGATGAATATCTGTTTAAAGGCGGAAATATTATTCTGTTCGTAAAACAAAAGCATGGCTTTTTTATAATCGATCGAGTCTACCGTGCGGAAAGATAGCGGGCAATATCCGTTGGCGATCAATATCGCATTGCTTACGATCCGTGCCGTGCGTTTGTTTCCGTCGTTGAACGGTTGAATGTAAGAGATCAACAACAAGATCAGCAGCGCTTTCTCGAAAACGCATGTTTTAGCGTTCACCAGTCGGCAGGTTTGCTCCAATGCCTCGCGTATCTGGAATTCATTATCCAGCGGGCGATAATTCGTTCCCGTTATACCTACACGACGTGTGCGTATGTTCCGATCCACTGCCAACTCTTTCACGAGTATCGAATGTATCGTTTCGATTTTCGCCACGGTAAGTTCCGACAGATAATCGGGATTGTCGAGGATAAAATCCAGTGCATCTTTATGATTGAGCAGCATTACGGCCTCATCCTTACTTTTGCCCGCTGCCGTTTCCTTCTCCAACAGCAAACGCTCCGTCTCCAACAAAGAATAGGTGTTGCCCTCTATCTGCGATGATTTCCAACTCAGATCCACACCCAGACGCTCCATTTCCTTGCGGTATTGCGCAGCGGAAAGTTTCGACAGATTCTCGGCAAAGGTCTTTTGTTGTGCGTCGAGATACGTTATCTCCGAACGGGTGAAAAGTGGCACTCCGGAGAGTGTTTTTTCGATTAGGTCGAAATTGTAATTTTCGTGTATTAGCCTTTCGTCGATCTCCTTGCCGAAGTAGGTGTTCAGGTCTATCGGTTGGAACAGTTCATATGCCGGCGACAGCATATATCGACTCGATTTACCTTTACCTACCAAAAGCAATACACCGTCATCGACCAGTTTTGCCAAGTCGCGACGAACGGTAGCATATGCCACGGTTTGTCCGATACCCTCGAAAATCTCCGTAGAGGAACTTTGCGGATGCGCTTTCACATAATCTCGAACGATATCCGATCTATCCATAATCTCGCGTATTTATACTGTTCGCAAAAATAGGGATATTCTGCTCATAAACCAACCGTTTCGAGCAGAAAATAGCGGATTTTGTGAGCAGCATCTGCACCGAACACCGATTGGGACAATGTTTTCCTGAAAGCGATGCATCCGAGTGTAGGTTTGCATAGTAAATCTGAATACGAATTTATTATGCCGGAAACAATCGGAACCAAACGGGTCGTGCAGGGCGAGGACATTATCGTTTTGGTGGATGAAAAGACAACGCTCCACGCCACGAGCCATACGCTGAAGGTCGATCTGGAGATGAAGGAGCTGCGCACGAAGGACACGAACGGCAAGGAGAAAGCTCCGGGCGACGTTACATGGTCGGTGGACGGCGACGGATTGGTGGTCATCGACGACTCGATCGAGAACAGTCACTCCTCGGAGGATGTCCTCGCCCTCGTCCTGTCGAAAAAACTTGTCGACGTGGTCGTCAAGTCGCCGCTTACGGGTCTTACGAAGATGTACACGGGCAAAGCCTACCTTACGACCTTCTCGCTCTCGACGCCTGCGGGCGACAATGCCTCCTACAGCTATTCGCTCACCGGCAGCGGCAATTTGACCCCTGCTGAAAAACCTCAATCTTAACGCATCATGAAAGAGATCATCATTCAAGGGACTCCGCGCCCGATCCACTTCGGACTGCGAGCTATCGACGAATTCGCCAAGCAGCGCGGCGCGGAGTTCGGACAAGCGGTCGCTTCGACCGACGCCCTCGGATCGCTGGACAGCATCGTCTCGCTGACGGCTACGGGACTCAACGAAGGCGCACGGCGTGCCGGCAACGACAGCCGCTACACCGAAGATGAGGTGTGGGACATCTTCGACGAGGAGCCGACGCTCATCCTCGCCGTCTCGGAACTCTTCGTCGAGAGCATCGTGCCGCTGACGGATAAATTGGGCGATCTCTCAAAAAACGGGAAACGCCCGACGAAGGGGAGCCGCAAGCGGTAACCTACGAGCGATGGTTCGCCATTGCCGTCGGGCAGATGGGTTTGGTGCCCGAAGCCTTCGAACGAATGACGCCCGCCGAGTTCATCTATGCGTGGCTCGGCTGGGCGAAACGCGAGGGCGACCGACAGCGGCAGGCGTGGGAGCGCGAGCGGTGGGCGGTATGGGTTACGACCTGCATTCAGCTCGACCGCAAAGACCGCCGTCCGATGACCGAGATGTTCCCGCTGCCGTGGGAGAAGTCGGCGGCTCCCATCGAACAAAAACCTACCATGCAGGAACGCATGGAACGAATCGAAGCAATGAAACGATGTATCCGAAAATAACCCTTCTTATCCTGACGCTCGCTGCCGGCTGCTCTCCGCTCCGAAGTACGCGATCCGAGCGGCAAGAGACGCTCGCTATTTCCGACTCGACACTTACGACGCTGTTCCGGCAGGAGTTGGAACGGCAGGTCGGAACGCTCCGCCAGACCGTCGTGGAGTTTTATCCGCTGGCAGAATATCCGGAACCGAGCGACGAACGACTTCCGAATCTGACCGACACGCTCCGCGCCGTTCTTCCTCCGCCGAAGATTCCGGCGGCAAACTCTTCTCGACAGCCGGTCAAACGCATTACCTATACCGAAGTATCGATGCAGAACGACCGCACGATCTTGACCGACAGCATATCGCATAGCCGGATCAATACGGCAGCCCGTAACGACGTGCAGGAGCAGACCGACGAACAACCCTCCTCCGGTGCCGCGTGGCTCAAATGGGCGACAGCGCTCGTCGCCCTGACGCTTCTGTTGTTCTTATTCTTAAAACTCCGATAATCGAACCCTTATGGCCAGATTGAAAACTCCGATTTCATACTATGGCGGCAAACAGATGCTTTTGAAGCATATCCTGCCGCTGATTCCCGAACATACGCTCTACACGGAAGCTTTCTGCGGCGGCTGCGCCGTGCTGTTCGCCAAGACGCCCGCGCAGTGCGAGGTCATCAACGACACGAACACCGAATTGGTGAACTTCTACCGTGTGGCGCAGACACAGTATCCCGAACTTAAGGCGATGATCGACGCAACGCTCCACAGCCGCGAGATCCACGCGCACGCACGGCATATCAATGAGCATCCGTCGTTCTTCACGCCCGTCGAGCGGGCTTGGGCGGTGTGGGTCTGCACGAAATTGGGCTTCGCCTCGATGATCGACGGGACGTTCGGCTACGACCGCAGTGGTACGACAACGCTGAAACTCCGCAATGCGAAGGAGGCATTCACGGAAGAGTTGTGCAGCCGCCTCGGCCGCGTTACGGTCGAATGCGAGGATGGCATCGATGTCATCCGCCGCTACGATTGTCCCGAAGCGTTCCACTTCGTCGATCCGCCCTATGTCGGCAGCGATTGCGGACACTACAACGGCACATTCGATGAGGAGGATTTTTTGAGGTTGCTCGACACGCTCGCGACGGTTAAAGGCAAGTTCATGCTCACGATGTTTCCGCACGAGAAACTCGAATGCTTTGCCGCCGAGCGCGGCTGGACGATCCGCCGGCTCGACCGCACCATCACTGCCTCGAAAGTCTCCCGTCGCCGGCAGGAGGAGTGGATCACGACGAATTACTGATCGAGTCGATCGGTGATGTCTTCGATTCCTGCCGCCATGACAGTTCGTAAAATTTCCGAACGGAGCGATTTGGGCGTGACGTTTTCCCGAATGACGATCAGATACGAATGTTGGATTTCCCGCTTTACGATTTCTTCGGGAAGCGCATCGAAGCGGAGATCGTTCCAATGCTTCTTATTGAAATGCCATGCCGGTGCAATTGCCGAGAATTCATCTCGCAGAAAAACGGCACGGTCGGGGTCGCATTTGACGGGTAAATACTGCGGTCGTTCGAATCCGTATGCTGCGAACATACGGCCTCCGATTTTATAGACGAGCCAATCTTCACCGAAAGTCTGGCATTCCTCGACCAATGGTAAGGATAGGAGATATTCTCTGACCTCGATGATATCCATATCGCAAAATTAGCAAAAATATCTAAATGGAACTGAATACAATCCATAATTGCGACGCTCTTTCCGGCCTTCGGCAGCTTCCCAATGAATCGGTTGACTGCATCGTCACCTCGCCTCCCTATTGGCAGATGCGCGACTACGGCATCGGTTCGATCGTGTGGCCGGACGGCTGGTCGGGACAGTTGGGGCTGGAACCTACGCGCGAGGACTTCATCGCGCATCTGTGCATGATCTTCGACGAGTGCCGCCGCGTACTGAAACCCTCCGGTACGCTGTGGGTGAACTTGGGCGATTCGTACAGCAAACCCTACAAATACAACCGCCGGCAGGATCCCAAGTGGAGGGAGAGTTCGAAAAACAGCGCATGCCTGCTCGACATGCAGGTCGATGAATCGCGGCACCGGATTCCCTCCAAATCGCTCTGCAATATCCCGAACAAGTTCGCTGACGAGATGATTCTGCACAGGTGGGTGCTGCGCAACGAGATCATTTGGCATAAACCCGCCTGTATTCCCGCTTCCGTCCGCGACCGCTTCACGGTGGACTTCGAAAAAATCTTCTTCTTCACCAAGTCGCAGCGATACTACTTCGAGCAGCAGTTCGAGCCGTATGCCGAATCGACTTTCGGAAGGTATCGCCGTGCTCGGACGCTCAATGGCAAGAGTGCCGACTATCGAAAACTGAATGGTATCGGGATGCAGCGGACGGTCGATCCTCGCGGCCGCAATATGCGGTGCGTATGGCGTGTCCCTTATGAGCCGAGCCACGAGGCGCACTATGCCATGTATCCTTCGCGGTTGGTCGAGACGCCGATCAAGGCCGGATGTCCCGAAGGAGGTCTCGTTCTCGATCCCTTTATGGGCAGCGGCACGACGGCCGTCGTCGCCCGATGCTTAGGGAGAAACTACATCGGCTTCGAACCCAATGAGGAGTATGTGAAGATATGTAATAACAGACTGAATAAAAGTGTGTTATTGTTGTAAAACAGTTGCGGAATGACTTGCACGTTCCGAATAACGATGCCATCTTTGTCATGCAATAAACAGCTAAAACAGAGTGTATTATGAAAAAGACAGTTATCGTGGACGGAACGCGCTGCAAGGTAGAATTCGAGTATCGTGTTACCGATAAACTCATTAGCCGCCAGAAGTGCAAACGATACGATAAACGGTGGGGTTGGATTGAAATGGATACCTGCTACCACGAAGCCGTGGCGGTCATCGACGGTACGGAATATCCGAGCATTCGGCGCTGGCATACCGAGGGTGGCCGGTATTCGGAGCAGTTCTTCTATAACGGACATTTCTATGCTTCACACAAGAAGATGATCGAACGAATTCTCGAATTGTTGAACTGTGGAGAGGGAAGCCTCTCCGCATAATCCCGTAATACGATGGAAGCAAAATTCACGAAAGGCCAGCGAGTGCGTGTTACGAGGAAAAACGGCGAGGTCGTGGAGGGTACGGTCGCCGGTTGGGATTGCAACCTTTGCACCTTCGAACGGGAGTACGACATCAATTACTTGGAAGAGGGCGAATCATGGTCGATGATCTGCGTTCCCGAAGAGCGGATCGACAGCATCGAATAGTGGTTCGACATCGAGAGCGAAACCGGTTTCGAAAGAGCCTGTTTTTGCTCGATGATGATGAATGTAAGTTATTTATAATAAATGCGATAATACTTGCAAAACGACTTGCGTGTTCCGAATTAAGATCGCATTTTTGTAGTACGATAAACGATTGATAACCGATAAACCGACATGACGATGAAAAGAACGGACGCCCTGAGAATCGCAACGAATTTCTACACGTTCCGCATGGGAACGAAACCCGAATCGATGGCTATTGCCCGGATGGATCCTGCCGACGGTCGCATAACGATGCGCACGACGACGCATGACGAAAATGAGGAGGATGTTACCTACGAGATCGTACTCGACCCGACGACCGATGCTCTTACGATGCGGCGGGTGTTGGACGAGTATCGAGTAAGCGACTTCGCGCAGGGTTCGAAACCCCTTTCGACGTTGAAAGAGGGCGACCTGTTCCGCTTGGAAGGCGATTGCGTGATCTACCGATTCCTGCGATCCGAGATGCTTTACAACAGGTTGTTCTATTGCTTTGCCCGTCGAGGCGAACAGCACATCTGCCGACGGCGGGATATTACGGTGTATCCTTGCGTCGGATAAGCGCCGAATCTCCGCTTGCGATCCCTGTCGTACAAGGCCGGGATTGTTTGTTCTGTATATTGTCGTAAATAGTTGAAAATAAATCGAATAAATGTATGGAATAACTTGCGTGTTCCGAATTATGATACCATCTTTGTCGTACAATAAACGATTGAATAACAGTGTTTTAAATTAAAAGAAAAGCTATGATGTACGATAGAATGATCGAGGAGTACGAGCAGAAACAGTCCGAATATCGCGCGACGTTGGATGCGATGATTGAACGGAATTATTTCGGTACGGCCTTGCAGGTCGTGAAAGCGAAGATTGAGATGTGCAGTGAGTTCATCGCCTTCCTCAAGCGTTGCGAGCAGCAGGAGATCGAACTCGAAAAGGAGAATAAGCGTATTCAGGAGGAGGACGAGCGATGAATTTCGAGATTCAGAACTTGCACGGCACGGAGCATAACCGGCGTGTTTGCAGAGAGACTACGGAAATGTACGGCGTTGCACGTTTCAAATGGGAGCTCAAAGAGAAAATGATCCATATCGAGGCGACCGACCTCGATATGGATCGTTTCCGGTAATTCATACATTGCTTACAATAAATACCGACGACCTTTGAACATACAAGTAAAACCGGGCGGCAAGATCCGCATCCTTCGCCTCGAAGTTGAGGACGGCCGCTATGAGGGCGAAGAAGGAACGGTCGAGTTCATCGATCGATCGGACAGCTCCACGGCTCGTGGGAGGGCCTTTCCCTCCTCCCCGAAACCGACCGATTCATCGTAATCGAGCGGGCGGAATAATCCTGTCTGCGAGACCGGCTCGCATAGGCCGTGGCGGGACGGTAATCCCGATACGTTGGGTACGACCTTGAGCGAATATTATGTTATGCCGGAAAAAGCGGCCGCATTGGTCGAGCGCGGCAACCTGATAGATGTCGAACAAACGTTACGCCGCTGCACATTCGAACGTCCGGAGGAGAGTTACGACAACGACCCGCGGCTCCACAGACGTTCGCCGCCTACCTGCGGGAGCGGGAGTGCGACATCCGTTACAAGTACATCTACCGCGACGGAGTATGGAGCTATTGGGAGATCGGCGCATAGCCGACCTCCCGTTCCATATTTGATACAGGTACATATGATAAATTAAAATTCGATCTTATAAAATGCGGAAATTATGAATTCGAGTTACAAGTCTTTCATTATCTGGAGTCTCGTTCAGAAGAGACGTATTGTTTCGATGCCACGCTGTACGTCAACGGACGGAAATTCGCCGCATGCGGCAATGGCGGGTATGGTGCTGCTACGGATGTAACCATCTTCCCCGCTTGTGATGACTTCGGCGAGGAGGTCGAAGCATTCCTTCGGACGCAACCCAAAATCAAGTGTGCGTACAGCGACATAGAGTTGGATTTCGATCTGGAGTATATCGTCGACACGCTTGTCGAGGAACTGTTGGAGAAACGGGAATTGAAAAAGATAATGGCCAAAACCGACCGATGCTTGGTCTTCCGACATCCGGATGGAAACTACGGCATGTACCGCTACAAAATCCTCATTACCGAGATTCTGGAAACGGCTCGCGGCTCCGTACAGATTCGACGACTTATCGCTGAAGAGACGGCGAAGGGGAACCGGCTGGTAAATGAAAATATCCCCGAAAATCTGTTGCCTGAATTGGATATAAAACATTGATAATAAAGTAAATAAATCTGTTGAAAGACTTGCGTGTCCCGAACAATTGTGTTACCTTAGACTTACAATAAAGTACTGAACACGAATAACTTAAAAACATAAAGCCATGAAAAGAGAAGAAGCCCTTCGGATCGCAAGAACCCTCGTAGCGCAGACTTCGGACATCGAGATAGTCGATATTAAGCTCAAGAGTATGGAACCCGCTGGCGGGAGGATAACGGTGGCAGTCGATGCCGTAAGCGATGAGGACGGAAACGACCGTTATGAGGTCGAGATCGACCCGACGGCCAACAGCGTTTCCCTGAAAAAAGTAAAAGGCTCGTATTTGCTCGATGAATACCTGAACGAGCCGATGCGTATGTCTGAACTCAATCCCGGCCAGCTTTTCAAACTGAAGTACGACTGCGTGGTCTATGAATACTACCGCACCGTCCGAGACCGCGAGAACCGAACGATCTATCAATTCACGCGCAAAGGAACCCGTAATATTTCACAGTCGGTACACGATGTAGAGGTTTTTCCGATAGGATAAATAACCGACAGCCCGCCCCGAAACAATCGGGGCGGGCATCTTAAACGACATTTGCTATGAAAGTCAATATCACCAAAGCCGGAACGTATTCCATCACCGGCCTCACGAGAACAGACTACCGCACCATTGGCTATATTTTGCGTATCGCCAACGACCGCTACTTTGGCGAGCAGGACGAAGATGGCAACTACTACAGTAAAGACGACTTCGTCTGCTCGCTCGACGAGAAAGAGCGCAAGGCATTGCGCCGGATTTGCGATGTGCTTTAATATGAATACAAACTTCTGATATTCTTTGGATTAAGTTGTGAAATAACTTGCGTGTTCCGAACAGTGATGTTATCTTAGACTCGTAATAAAGGATTGAATAACAGTAATTTGAAAAGCAATATGGAAAACGTGAAGAAACAGAAAAAGACTATCGACGCCGAGATCGACCGCCTTGAGGTAACCTTTGAAAAGAACCGCCGGGAGATGCTTCAGTTGGCCGACGAAAACAAACGCATGAGTGGCCGCTACGGAGAACTTTTGGAGGACAATCACCGCATCAACGACAGGATCCGCACCTTGCTGGAACAGATGTGGAAATTGGACTAAAATATAATGGCTTTGGCAAACCGACATCGGCAGGCCGTTCTTCGGGGCGGCCTTTTCTGATTTTATCCGTATATTTGTATTACGAGCAACAAGTTGTGTGTTTAGAAGAGGCAAACATTATGATACTCCCGACGATGACTTATAAGGAGATGTATGATCATCTTGCCGCGGATAAGCAAAAGGTGGAGATTAAGAAGGAATACCTTTTACCGAAAGCTATCAAGGCATTCAAAAAGAGGATGAAATTTCCGGCGTGGGAGCTCCACGATTATACCATTCCGGCGACGAACAACAAATACGTCATTTATTTCTATGCGGAGAGTCGGGCGCAGGCAGAGAAGCCGGAGGTTGGATCGTGTTGTGTCATTCAAGACGAAGGGCAGCGTTGTTTCGTCGAGTGGATTGCCGGAGGGTATAAACATACTCCTAATCAGCCCATATCGCTTATCCGACAACTTCATGTTTATGAAACACATTTTTTAGAACGATATAACGAGCGATTTTTGAATGATAAGAGTTTATCATTGGAAGAGGTTGTCTGTCGGTATATGATACGAAATCATAATCCGATGCCGATTCAAGTCAATGAAGGTATAAACAGAAATCATAAAAAATACGGGAAGAATGGTCAACAGGCATTCCGGGTAAGAGATGGATTGTGTTTTACGAGATGTTACTTGGATGGAGAGAGCAGTCCCGACGGCGATAGGGAAAAAGATCGGGTGGACGCCATGTGCATTATCTTCAAAACTTATGTAAGCAAATCCGAAATGCCTGACGAACAAAAGCTGGCGGTGGATAAAGAACATTTTATAGAATTAAAACGGTTTGCAGAGGACGTTCAGAAACAAGCCAAAGACGGTGTCATCATGCTTACTTTGGAGCGGTAGTTCTCACTATCAATATAGTAAAAGCCGACGTGGAAATTCCTTGTCGGCCTTTTTCTTGTTGGGACAAAGTCTTGCGCTGCAGTAGCCGGCTGCGCGTACCTTTACTTCCAAAGGTCGAGGTATGGCATTCGGATTACGGTATTATGCTGAATTGCAGAGCAAGTTCAAGGGTGTGCAGTGGTGCGTGGAAATTTCGGAACGGGGTTATTCCGGGCTGTCGGAGGAGATGACTTTCGATGGCAGTACACCGTTGCAGATCACATGGGAGAAACGGGGCGACGAGTTCTACGTTCCTGTCAAGGCTTCGGAGGCGACCATCAATATTCTCTGCCAAGAAAACTTCAAGTACCTTTCACTTTTTACCTCCGATCCGCGCCAGTTCCGCGTCTCGATTTTCCGCAATCGGCATCTCTATTGGCGTGGGTACGTCACCTCCGATCTCTATTCTGAGAACTTCACCACTCCGCCTTATACAGTTACGATCAAAGCTGTGGACGGCTTCAATCTCTTGTCAAGCATTCCGTTCCGCGACCTCGTACATATCGGCACCGCGGGCAGACGGTCGCTGTGGGAACTGCTCTCCTCCTGCATCGACCTGTTGGAGTTGGATTTCGATACGGCGGACTGGATGGATCTGTATGCCGAGGGGATGGACGAGAACGTCTCACCGCTCCATCAAACCTATATCGACCTCGAACGGCTCTACTACGTCTACGAGGAACCTACCTATCGCGATATTCTCGAACTGTGCCTGCGTCCTTTCGCCGGACAGATCTTCCAGTCGAACGGCGCCCTGCATATCCGCCGCGGCGTGTCGCTCTACCGAGCCGCTCGCCCGATGAGTTTTTATCGCGTGGGCACGGAGTATCCTATCGGAGGAATCGTTACGGGCAGCGGGCTTCGGCTCGTGATCCATACCGGCGCGCAGGTCGTGACCTCAGCTTCGCGGGAGCGCGAGGACGATATGTGGGACGGGCAGTTGCACGTTATGGGCGAATCTGCCTTGGATATCGTTCCTGCCTTGCGTAAGGTCGAAATTACGGTCAAGAATAAGGCGTTGGGCGATTTGATCGCACGCTTGGGTTTCTACGATAGGGACGCATGGTCGGATCAGCACGGTTTTATCACTCAGAAAAACGAGACGGAGTTGTCCTTCACCGGCAACGACGATTATCAGGGCGAGGAGATCGCAACGCGCGGTGTCGCCGTCGAGCAGTGCAACTATCGGTTGACCTTGGTATTCGGGCTTCAGACCTACCATAACGAATGGGGCTTGGGATGGATCCGCGACCCCAATAAAAGCTATACAGTCGGTGTACATTACGGCATGCGTATCGTCGGTGCGAAGGCGACATGGAGCCTTGCCGAAACGGGCGTGTGGGTACAGGGCGATACGGAAATCGTCAGCGAGGTCAAAACCGGCAATGAAGAGAACATTGAGATCGAGATTCAAGGAATCCCGATCGATGGCCGGTGGCAGTTCTTTTTTCGCCAGACGATGCTTGGGAAGGTGAATACGTATGGCGACAGCGGTCGCACATCCGGGCACCTCGAACGCGCCGCTTTCCGTAAGATGGCCCTTAGGATGGATGCGGATGAGGACTATGACAAAGGACTGCAGTACGAATCGCTCGTCGATCCGGCCAATAATGTCGATATGTCGGTTAGGCTTCCCGTGAGCGATATCCCCGCCATCCCGAACGACCGGTTGCTCTATGCGCTTTATTACCTCGATGCCGCCGGCAATCCCACCCGCATTTGGCATACGAAGGGCCGTAGCGACTACGATACGCTTATCGGTCATATCGTGCAGGGTGCGCTGCGCTACAAGCAGCTGCCGAGCCGCAGGATCACGGGCGAGATCTTCACGGGCCGACATATCGACCTGAATACGGTGGTTCGGGACGACAAATACCTCAAGGCGGGTTATTCCATCAACTCGATCGAACTGAATGCTTTGGACGATTCATACAACAGCGAGCTTATTGAAATGCCGGGGTTGATTCGTTCGGAGGCTCCGCCTGCGGACGACGACTGCATCGCGATCGCAGAATTGCCGTTCCCTATTGGTAAGGTCATCCGTTGCTTGAATCTGCTCTTGTTGTATACTGCAGATAAACGAACGGTTTACGCCTTCGATGTCGCCACGCGACGTACGCGGGAGATCTACATGCAGACCGGGGCCTTCGATATCTATCCGGCGGACGAGGGTTTCGTTACGGTAGATGGAGCGACGATCCGCTACCTCGACTACCGGGGAGTTACCCGGCGGATCTATGCGCCGGAGTATGAGTATCGTCTTCCTGCAACCTATATGGGCGGTTATTTCGTTATTCTGAAAGAGTACCGGCAGTATGTCGGCCCGCGCAATGCCGGAGGACGCAGCATCGAGGCGACACAGGCAGAGGAAACGAATTATCGCACTTACCGCTATTTGAACCGCCCCGAATATAAATACGAAGAGCTGGAGGGTTACCGTCGGGGGTCTGCGACGACCGGCACATCGATTTCGGGGGATATCCTCGATTTGCGCCGCACCGAGAATACCATCGTCATCGATACGACGCAACGCGCTTACCTGCATGACAGACGCTTAGACAAACCATGCATGCTGCAATCGTTCGATACCGGCTCGACGATCGTCACCGTCTCGGATAGTTATATCGGCGTGAACTCCGGCGATGAGTTCCTGCTTTACCGCAGAGATTCGATTACCGAAAAGACATTGCTGGAGCGATCGGGCCGAGCGGCGGATCATGCCGACCATACGATGAGCGAGACGGTGCATTGCTGCAACGGCGACATCTTCCTACGGAATTTCCGCGACGATACGATGACGGGCATACGGAACAAAGCGGGTGTGGGACAGATAATCATGGGATTGTTCTTCATCTATGGCAACCTCTATATCGTGCGCGAGCAGGCTATCTATCAATATATCCCGTAGTAATACGAAACCGAAATGGAAACACTCTCTATCATTCTGAACTTTCTGCTCGCCAGCGGTCTGGCAGGCACGATCCTTTTTTTCAACGCGAAGAAGCGCAAGGAGGACGCGGCCGCCGACTCCGCCGAACTGGAAAATACGGAGAAGGTCGTGGCGATTCAGTCCGAGCAGATCACGCGACTGGACGGGCGCGTGGAGAAACTCGAAGAGAAGGTCGGCAAACTCGAAATCATCATCGAGCATAAGGACGTGGAGATAGACTGCAGCCGCATCGTTATCCGGCAGGCGTACAAGTGCAAAACGCCGCCCGAACATTGCCCGGTCTTGCTCAAAAGAGCCGAGTTGGAGCATAGACGCAAGGATCGGAACGGAAATGAGTAAAAATCCTAACCTTACTTAATATGTGTAGAGGAATACGTAATTGTAATCCCGGCAATATCCGACGGTCGAAGACGAAGTATCTGGGCGAAATTACGCCCTCGTGCGATGCTGCGTTCAAGCAGTTCGTGACGATGGCGTGGGGCTACCGCGCGATGTTCGTGCTGTTGGACTCTTACTGCCGCAACGGCTACCGGACAATCCGACAGATGATCGCGCGCTATGCCCCGCCCATCGAGAACCATACCGAGAATTATATTCGCTGCGTCGCCGAATGGTCGGGCATCGGCGCCGACGAGTTGTTGGATTCGCAGGCGGGCGAGACGATGATCCCTGTCGTAGCCGCCATGTCGCGCGTGGAGAACGGGCGGTCAGCGGTGTTGCCGGACGTCGAGGCGGGCTGGACGCTCTACCTGCAACACAAACCTTAATCCGTCATGTCCCGCAGAATCGCCGACCTGTTTATAAAAATCGGTGCCGATTCGTATGAGTTCCGGCAGAAGGCGCAGCAGGTCGAGAAAGGTCTCGGCTCGCTCGAAAAGAAGCTGACTTCCGTCGGCAAGTCGCTCTCGCTACGTCTCACCGCACCCCTTGCGGCATTGGGCGGTGTGTCGCTGCACTTGGCCGACGTGCAGGCCAAAGCCGAGGCGAAGGTGCAACAGGCGCTCAAGACGACCAATCAGACTGTCGGGTATAACTTCCGGCAGCTTACCGACTACGCCTCGGAGTTGCAGGGTAAGACGATCTTCGGCGACGAAACGATCCTCGCCAAATCCACCGCCCGCCTGTTGGCCTTCACCAATATCACGGGCGAGAACTTCAAGCGCACGCAGGCACTGGCATTGGATCTTGCCACGGCATTGGAGATGGATTTGGGCTCGGCTTCGTTGCAGTTGGGCAAGGCGCTTTCCGATCCCCTGACCAAACTCTCGTCGCTATCGCGTGCCGGCATCACCTTCTCGGAAGAGCAAACAGCGGTCATCAGGCAGTTGGCGAAGACGGGCGAGCTCGCCAAGGCGCAGGCGATGATCCTTGACGAATTGGAAAAGAAGTTCGGCGGACAGGCCGAAGCCGCCGCACGAACGGGACTCGGAGCCGTGCAGCAGCTCAAGAATGCGTGGGGCGACTTCCTCGAACAGATCGGCGCGGCCATCATGCCTTTCGCAACGAAGGTGGCAGGTGCGCTCTCGACGGTCGTGCAGATGCTGCAATCGATGTCGCCGGCGATGATGCAGACGATCGTCGTCGTGGCGGGGCTGGTGGCGGCGGTGGGACCGCTGTCGCTCGGAATCGGAGCTGTCATCAAGGTGCTGCCGATGCTGGCGGCGGGATTTACGGCTCTGTTGTCGCCCGTCGGATTGATTATGGCGGCGGTCCTCGCGCTCGGTGCGGCGTTCGCCTACGCCCGCATCCAAAAGCAGAAGATGATCGACGAGATGGCCGAGACCGAATCGCTCGACGAACTCGAACGCAAGTTGCAGGAGAATATCGCCGAGCAGAAAGAGATCATCGCCACGACGACCAAGACGCGGATGGTTCCGAATTTCGGAGGATTGGTCGCCGGTTTTACCTTGCAGAAAGTACCCGACGAATCGAAACTCGCACCCTTGCGCAAGGAGTACGACTTACTGACGGCAGCTATCGAGAAAAAACGCGAAACGGAGAAGAAAGCCGCCGAAGCGCAGGCCGAACTGAACAAGGTAACGGACGAGGCTCGCAAGCAAACCGAGGAACTGATGAAGTCCATCGCCGGAACCAACGCGCAGACGGAACAAAGCACGGGTATCATCGGCAAATTGCAGGCGCGGATCGAGGCTCTCGAAAAGAAGAAACTGCTGCCCGAATCGACCGTCGAGGATATCGCCGCGGCGAACGCCGAGATCGAGAAGCTACAAAAAGAGCTGGAGCGCATCAAGAATATCAAGCCCGAAGATCTGAAACCCGTCGTCAAGATGGACGGTATTCTGCCCGGGGGCTTCGAGTTGGAACTGCCGGCGCCGAAACTCAAAATGGGCGATCTGAAACCCGTAACATCGCAATACGCGCAGCAGATGCAGACGATATTCGGTGCGGTGCGCGAAGGATTGTACGGCTGGGCAGACGACAGCAGCGCATACTTGCAGGAGCACATCGCCGATACGGTTTCGATGGTCGAGAATTACACGACGGCACTGACGGCAAAAGGCTGGTCGTTCTCGGCAGCATTGGAGCATGTCCACGCCACGATTGCGGAGGTGATGACGCGCTTCGATCAGCAGGTGTCGAAGTTTATGGCCGACAGCATCGTCGCAGCGGCGGAGGCTATCGGGCAGATCATTGCCGGCGATTTGGGATTCGGAGGACTGATGAAAGCGATCTTGACGCAGTTCGCCAATTTTTTGAAGAATATCGGCTCGCAGCTCA